TGTTCTGTATTTATAAGTCCAGTCTTAGATTCTATTATTTTAGAAATAGCACCATTGTCCATTGTTGATTTTAAATGCAATCCTGGTAGCGGTTTTACTGCCCATGCATTATCAACAACTTTACTAGGTTTTGCTTTAAAAATATTACTAATCTGATCGCTTGTATAATTATATGCTTTTCTAATATTTTTACCTCCTGTAAATATTTCACTAAATGGTACTAGATCCATTGCTGTTAGAGCAAGATCTGTTCCTGTATCAAAATTAGGATTTTCTTGATATTGACGATATGCTTCAGGAGTAGCGTAACCAGCATAAGCTGCACTACCTGCATCAACTACATTACCTACACTTACAGGACCTCCAAGAGGTTTATAATTTAGTGCTTTTTGAATTGGGCTAAGAGCATATCTACTTGCATACGGTGCAGCAGCTCTACCTAATGTTACTACACTTGGACCAGCTATCATGCCTCCAGCAACACCTAAGGCACCATACATTATAGGATTAACAACGTCATATGTATCCTCAGCAAGTCCTCTATCTGTTTGAGCAGCTCTTCTTACACCTCTACCAATAGGTCCTGGATCATTAAAATACTCTTTTTGTTGTGCAGAGAGTTTATCATAAAGAGGATATTGATTATAGTCTACTCCTGATGTAATAACCACCTCATCTAATACATTAGGAACATCAGCAAATCTACCTTCTCTATATGCAGCTTCATATTCAGGAGTGCCATACATCACTGTTCCATCCTGAGCTTTCTTTGGTTCTTCAGGAGATGTTCCAGATGTACGTGCATACATCATTCCTGTAGCTCCTGAAAGACTTCCACCCATTTGGTATTCTTTCAATACATTTGTTCCTTTCTTGTAGTTCTTAGCAAACCATTGAGCTAGTTCATCATTAGGGAACTTAATACCCTGTGATCTTCCTTCTTCTCTAGATACTTCTTTCAATTGTCCATCAGCACCTTCCATCACTCTAGGATAAACATAACCATCACCAGATTCCATAAAATGTGTAGAAGGCTTTGTTTGTCCTTCTAAATAAAACTCTGGGTTTCTTTCATAAAGTCTTTGCACCCAACGTTTATCCATGTTAGCATTAAAGGTAGAATCAATATATTTTGTATTTAATTCTATTCCCTCTTGAGCAACAGGACCATTCCATGCACCATTATATGCTCTACCACCTTTGTCATATCCCCATCCTTTGAATCCAGGAGGAAGAGATACATTACTGTCATTATAGTTAGGTTGTACACCTCCATTATCAAACTTATCTAACCAGCCACCTTCTTTGTAATATTTTCTAGCTTGTTTTAGATATTGTTGTGGAGTTTTGTTTCTTTGCTTTGCATCTGATCCATATATGTTAGGAAGAGCTTTTTCTAGAGGTTGATTGTCTCTTACGTGATATCCAAGATATTCTCTAGTCCCTTGTCTTCCTAGAAAGTTTGATAAGACAGCTAAATCTTCTTTTGAATAGTTAAAGTTAGAAATCTGTGGAGCATACTCGTTGTATATATCATTTGCATCTTGTACTAATGATGTAGTTTGTGTAGATGGTAGTCCTTCAAAGAACCTATCCTTAAAGAATTTCTTTTGAGCTATTGTGTCTTGTGCAAACTCTTTTCTTGTTCCTGAGTAATCATCTTTCACCTGACTAAATAGTTGTCCGTATAAACCAGTGGCAGTAGACTCAGGGTTCCACATCAACTTACCATCTAAGCTTTCTACATTTCTGATAGCTCTTTGAACACTGTCAAAGCTAACATCTCCACCATTTTGAAACTTGTCTAACCACCCACCATTAAGCTTTTTTAAAGGCGTAGCACCACCAGCAACAGCTCCAAAGAACTTCTTTTGTTTCTCTGTAAGCGCTTTACCTCGAACTTTTCCATCTTCGAGTATCTTCTTTGCTTTAGCTGCTGTTAAACCTTTTGACATTACTTATATGATATTTGTGCTGGTGTTACAATAAACTGACTCACTATATGTGTTGTTGATGAGTTGTCAAGAATGTGTCTCACTTTTAAATTCTTAGCTCGTAAAGGTGATTTCTTAAATGCTATGTTTCCATAGTTCATGTTAACTTGGTTCACCTCTTTATCTATAGACAGGGACTTACAAGATGAATTAAACAGTGGTTGTTCATCATCTATTTGTAATGCCCAGAATGTGTTATACTGATAAAAGTTATCACTTTTGGTGAACGTAATAGTCTTACTGTCAGTATTTAATATAGGGTATTGCATGTAAGCAGCCATGTTATTTTGAGGCTTAGCAACAAGTTCTAATACACCTGTAGACTGTTGACCGTTGTACAATACAGCTTTATTAAACCATCTATCATCTACCTGTATCTTTCTGTTACTATCAAATGATCCTGTCACTTCAGGTAGATATTTATACACCTTACTGTAGTCTTTTACATTCTGTAATATCTCATCTTGATAGTTGTACGAGAATGGGTATTCGATTATATAAGGCTCTATGTTTCCATAGAAGTAGTTGTATATCTGTGTGTTTCTTAAATGCGTCCAGAGGCACCCTGTAGTGTCCTGAGAGTAACTAAGCTTCTGATATTCATCCATAGTAATATCTGCAAGCTGTACAGTTTTTTCAAGAACACAATCTCCTGTAGACCTAACTATAATACTTGTTTCACCTTTATCAATACTAGTAGTAATACCATTAATCAACTGTTGTCTAGACACACCTTCTCTCAACACCTTTTTAGATGTAGTGAGAATATTAAAGGGTCCTGCATTAGGACTAGAGAATGTTAATCTTATTACTATTGTTTCCATATTATATAGTAGTGGTTGTTGTTGTAGTAGTGTAGTATGGACATGGGCCTATTAATGTTGCTCCTGGTATTACTACACTTGCACATACATTTTCAGTTTGTCCAGAAGCTACACTCAATATTTCTTGCTGTCCAAAACAATCTGTATAATAAATTGCTGTTGGTCCACTCACTTCATACTCATTACAAGTTGGTGATAGTGTAGTGGTAGTGGTTGTTGTTGATGAACTAGTTGTAGTTGTTGTTGTGTTTTCTACAGCACATTTTATATAACTACTAACTTGAGATGCAGTTGTATATGTTGGAACTTGTATATTTGGAGAAAGTAATGTGCTATCAAAAATTAATGATACTTGACCTGTTGGGTAGATTATGTATTTGTATAATTCACCAGCATCTACATTTACTAAGGTTATAACACAATTACATTCATATATAATATTTGCTTTAATTGTTCCAATGTTGCTATCATGTTCAACAGAACCAGTTGCATAATCAAACTGAGTTATGTAATAGTCTGTAGAAATTGTGTCTTGAGAAACTAAAACTAACTTACCTTCAGTAGTGTATAGTAAATTACTTATCACTATTCTATTTGCTTGTATTGCAAATTGTGAAGTTTTTACAGCTGTAGTAGTTGTAACATCTATTTCTACGATTTCTTGTGGCGAAGTGGAGGCATCTACACCTAACAACAATGTATTACTTATTGCAATGTTACCTGCAACACTTGGAGTTTCTCCGTATGTAATATCTCTATTAAATGTTGCTTCAAATGGAGAAAGTGTAATATCCCATTCTTTTATATCTGTATCAATAACCCAAAGTTTATCTGATGATATAGCAACACCTGCTGTTGCAGAACCTACAAATCCTGGAACATCAACAACACCATATAATTGAGTTTGCTCAGGTTGGGGGTTTCTAACATTGTAATTATCAATGCTTACATTATTAGTATCTAGGTATACAACACCACAACATTCTTGAAACTCAGGATTTATTGTAGTGGTGGTAGTGGTAGTTAAGCAACCATCGCAATAATCTATTGCAGTAACTATTCCATAATTTGATATGTAATATACATAACTACCTGGATCTGCAGTAGTATACCAACCAGCTGGAATAGTTGAACAACTATCACCAGAGCTAGGATAAATTCTATCATTAAGTTGAATACCTGAAGTTTGAGAACTTTCTTCATAGAATGCTATTCTGATAATAGGAAGAATGCTTTTTGGAAAACTTGATCCACCTGCTACTATCAAATTATTTGCTTCACAAGAAGTATATTGAGACTCTGTGCTTATTACAGCTGAATCTCCTATTATTTGATAACCTTCTACAAGATTTATGTATTGTATATTATTAGGTACATAACATGTTGTTGTTGTTGTAGCTGGAGGAACTGTAATCACTCCTGTTCCAGCTAGAGAACAATCTGTTGGTATAAAGAATCCATTTTCTAATACATCATCTATAGTGGTAGTGGTGGTAGTGGTTGGTGGAAATAAAGGAGTTCTTGCTGTTGTGGTTGTAGTGGTTGTTAACGAAACTGGTAATATTTTTCCAGCAACAACATCAAAACTATCAACATCTGTACAGCATCCATTTATTCCTGAATAGAAGAAGTTGTTCTCTCCTATATAGAAGTTAGGAATATATGTGTGGAATGATATCCAACTCTTTGTATTAAAGTCAAAAGAAATAGTCCAGGACTTATTACAGAAGTATTCTTCATCAGTGAGGTAGATGATATCTTTTGGTGGTTCAACTATTCTAGTAGTAGTTGTTGTAGTTGTTGGAGAAAACACAGAACAAACACCTGTTGAGTCTAACTCTCTATTAGAATCTATTATCTCTATAGCACAAATTGTAGCTGAACAACCTCTTTTAGTACACTCTTCAAAGTAAGCTTGTTGGTTTCCATCACAATCAATATATGTTATTGAAATGATGTCACCAGGAGCTGATGGAAAAGGTAGAGTTGTATATTGTTTACAACCAGAAATGTTTGTAGGACTTGGTAAGGGATCTGTAGGTCTTGGTAATACTCCAGGTTCTGGAGGAGTTGGTGTAGGTATTTCCTGCACTCGTTTATAAATAAAGAAATCTCCTGTTTCCTCATCATATTGTATATCGTTTCTTAAAGGAATATAATCAAGCTTTGTGATTATAACTCTTTCAAACTTACTATCATATACACCATGTAATCCAATACCATTAAAATGGTTGTCTGTTGGCACATTAGGGAAATATTGTAATATCTCGAATGGTAGGTGATCAGACATAAATCTGTTTACACCAGAACCAAATGCTGTAAGGTCTAAAACTTGTGTTCCTGAAACTAAGAACACTTGTCCTCTCTTAGCGTCAACTGTTATTTGACCTTGAGGTATTTTTAATAAGAACTTGTTCTGAGCTCCTACATATCCTAAGTCTGTTTCAGCAAAGTCTATTGGTGGCGAACTATCAAATAGTCTTGGGTTACCAATATAAGCTGCTTGTGGATTACTAGTGTCAATTGTTAACAGGTTGTTATATAATAATGACTTGTTTTCAAAACGTGCAAGTATTGCTTTGTTCTGAATACCATCTAATGATGTAAGGTTTCCATAATTCTGTGGGAAGTCATGGAATGACAATGCTCTGTAAACCAACCAGTTATTCACTCTAGAATCAGCACTTGTTATAGTTGCATCAGAATAAATAGCTCTGAATGGAAACACTGTGTAACATAAGTCATCTTGCCAATCAGGTGGGAGATGTGAGAATACATTCTCTTTATTCTGCTTAGAATAAGTTACGTTATAGTAATATGTATTGTCCTGAGCAATAGGTACGTTTGTTTCTTGTAACCAATCATCAGGAATACCAGAGCTTACATGAGGCCAGAAGTCTCCTTCTTTATTATTAAATGCTTGACGTAAGTCTGTGTTATATGTACTTTCGCAATAGAAGTTTGGAATACCATATGCAAACAAATAGAAATATCCATCATAGAAAGTTCTATATGCTCCCCCTCCTACAGGTATAGATGATGGATCATTTGGGCAATCAAAATTATGAGCCTTATATGAAATAAGATTACGCATTGGAACAGTTGTTCCAGGAGGTGTGTAATCTTCTAATATAGATCTTGCAGAATGCCAGTATGCTGGGTATCCAACATTACCAATCTCATCATAGAATACATCACTGTCATCTGGAGCTCCCACTCTATTATCTATAAAGAATGGTAGCTTTGTTTTAAATGCAAATCTAGAAATGAATGTATCACCCCCAAATACAGTTGATGTACCAGTTCTTCCAATTAATGCTTGATATCCTGTATCAATTGTTTGATATGAATATATCTGCCCATATTGATTAGGGAAGATGTTTTTCATAGAAGCATAATATGATACTACTGTTAGGTCTTGTTCTTTTTCAGGAGTAGGACATGCACCTTTATTACCTATTGTAAATCTAGATTCATCTTCAATATATGGAGTGGCTCCATTTAACAAGCTAGGAGTTTGACTTGGAAAAAGAACAGAATCAATTGATTGACCATTATATTCTCTCTCTTGAGAAGTTCTAATAAATACAGATGTTTCTCTATTCCAATTGTTTATAGAAAGTTCATCTCCTCCAAGAGACTGTACACCAGGTATTAAATATCTTGTAAGATCAATATCTCTCTGCTTAATACCAAGATCATTATCAATAGGATATGAGTAATCATAGTTAGCTCTAGAGTTGAAAGACATTGCATAATTCTTTCTTGTAATACCATTTACATATATAGTTAGATATGCTTGATAAGCTGTAAACATTACACCAGCATTAAACCCTCCAAGATTAGCAATTTCTTTTGAACTATCTAATGCATCTAATTGAGCCTCCTTAGAAAGAAGTTTATAATTAGCATTATCTTTAACTTGTACCCAATGAGCCTTACCACCACCAAACATTACACTCTCAAGCTTTAAGACACTTCCTAAAAACGGTTGTCCAAAAGATGTTTCTGGTGAGTTGAATATCTGTCTATCAGTTATTCTTTCTTCAGGATCTATTTCTTCTATAGGTGTTTGTGGTTTTTCTTCTTTACAACCTAGTGTAGATCTTCTACTGTTAGGTCTTGATGAGTAGCCGCCTTTCCAACCAATATTAGGAACTCCTCCAACCTGGTCTACTACACCTGGAGCTTGATCTGTTGGAGATTGTAAATATTGATCTTCCGTATCAGAACACCAATATGTTGGATAAGCCCAAGGACTGTCTCCAACATTAGTAACAATTGAAACATTAGTTGACTGACCAGCTCCAGTGTCTAACCAGTAATATGTATTTACAGTACCAGCTATATTCTCATCATTAAATGGATCACGCCAATTGAGTCCCCACCCACATTCAAAAAAACCACTACCTCCTGAACAATGCCATACATCATAATTACCAGGACCTATTGTTAATTTACCCAACAACCCTGTTGGTCTTGTAAGAGAGCATATTTCAATAACTTCTCCTGGTTGTATTGACTCTTGTGTCACCTTACCATTTAATGAACTTGTGTATTCAAACACACCTTCTCCTTCACTGTAATTTAGTTCAAGATCTGTACCTGGAAGTTCTATAATTGTATTTTCTGGTAAATATATTAGCCAAGGTTCTGACTCAGCACTCCATGCATTGTTGTTTGCTAATACATATGGATCTTCACTTAAGTCATTGTATGGATAGTTAGGGTAGTAGTAATCTTCTTCATCTCTAGTATACTTGTTTACATTTCTAAGTATACCTTTTGCAATAACAGACTTGTTAGTTCCTCTATCTGCTCTTACAATCTTGTAAGCTACAATATCATCTTTCTGATCTTGTGTTAAGTTAGAGGTTGCTATTAGTGAAGATACTTGTGAATTATCTAATTTAACACCAATAGGAAATACAGCATCGTTCTGCATTGCAGGAACAATCTTATCATTCTGATAAACTATTGGTCCATTCTCTATAATAGGACTTACTAATACATCAGGAAATTTATGGTGTCTAATAGGTTGTCCAGCTAAGTCTCCCCATACATCTTCTTCACAAGGGTATTCTTCTGTTGACTCCCAGTATGCAAATTCACCATGTTGATATGGCCCTTTGTAGTTTACATCAGTAGAATAGCCAGGTGAATTTCCTGTTACAGAAGCTGTGTTATAAATCTTCCAATAAGGTTGATACCCTGTTGTTCCTATAAAGTAATCAGGATCTCCAATAAAATCACTGTTAGTATCAGGAACATCAGGAAAAGCTTCATTAGCATTTCGTTCTCTTCCTGGAATATGAAAACCATCTGTCTGTTTACCATTCTTTAATAGGAACACTATTTCAAATGCATACACTTCATCACGCATGTATCCACGTAAGTTTGTAGCATTTATCTCATCTGCATAGTTTTCATCTGCAGGAATTCTATGTGTTTCCCAACCAAGTGTTATTTGGTTTGCTATAGACTGATAGTTGATTCTATCAATAGATGTAAGATTGTCCCATACAAGAACATCTTGTACAGCTGTAACATCTTGAGCTATGTCATAATATGGAAACTTCTCAAAGATGTCTGATATAGATAGTCTAATAGCTGTTTCATCTCCTCCTGTATAGGTTATTTCTTTTGTAGGCTCTTCGATATTATACGTACCAACAAGTTCCACTGAAGAAGTGTTGTTGATTGTTTTTATTACAGCTAGGTTGAAATATTCAAACTGTCCTGTTAAATCTAAATTAGACACACCTACAACAATAGACTTACCTACCTCATAATTGAAGTTTACAGTTGTTTTAAACTCATCAGCAATAGGAATTGGGTTTGTTACAGAATAATATGATGTAAGCTCATTACCACTTGCATCTGCATACTGAATTGCAAACTGATATGTACCTGCTGTTAGGTTACCTATGTTTCTGATCTGAGTGATCATTAATTGAGGTATAGAGAAATCAGGTTGTAACTTTAGTTGGTTACAATCTAATTCATCACCATACACAGGATCACAGCTAGGTGTTCCTGCTACAAGTTTATAAGGAACGTCCTCTATATCTAAATATCGTCTAGGATTAACTCCATCTGTCCAATAGAGTTCTGTTGTACAATTAGTTATTCTATGTACAACTTTAGGGATGGGATTTTTTACATCAAAGTTTAAACAGGGAGCGTTTACAAGCGTTCTATACTGACAATCATTATTGTTCATATATCCTATCTCACTACCTCCTGTACCAGGATTAGCTAAGAAGAATATATTCTTACGCTTTTCAGGAATAAAATGTGAACCAATAAGTTTATATCCATCAGGAAAGTCTAGACATAACTCATTACCTGGTTCATTCTGATAGTTTACAGAACTAGAATCAAAGTTCTCTACAGCAGCATTTAGAGCATACGTAAGTCTTCCAGGTCCCACTTGAGATATAGAACTGTCTAAGTTTAGCCCTGCTTGTGCAGTGGCTATCTCCAAACGTATATTACCCTTAGGCTTATTAGAGTCTTTTTTGTTTTCCTGTTTAGCCATGTGTATTAATTGTTACGTCTTCTACCGTATCTATTTGTACGATTAGGAAGCTCATACATATTAAATCTGTTGAGGTCTTTCTTTATTCTACGTTGTTTCTCCCAAGGAGTTTGCTTCTTCACCTCGTTACTAGCAAGTATAAATGCTTCATCATGAAGTTGTTTATAATAAGCTAGCTTTTGTTGAAGCTGATTAAATGTCTCATCATTTGTTTGGTTAGTTAATGTTTCAAACACCTTAAATTTAAGAAATGCTTCAACAAACTCTGCTATACGATAGTTGTCAGGAACTAATTGGTTTCCTACATCATCATATTCTGTAGCGTAGAATAACAAATGTACGACACCACTTCTAAAATTAGTTACAAACTTATTGTCTCTAATATCAAAAGAATCGTAAGATGCTGAACCTGGTGTAAACTCACGTACAGGAGGAGCATAATTATTCCAATCGTTTCTATAAGAAACATCACAGTTTTTTCTTGCAGATATGTTTCCTGGCTTAAGTAGGTATTCATATCTATATGATCTAGCTATCTCATTATTTGTTTTGTATACAGCTTGAACTAGTTCTGGCATACATGTACCCTCACAATTTGGATCTTGACAACCAGTATTATTACAAGGTGTACCACCTATTGTAAGAGGACTGATTTGAATAGTTGTTGCATTAGCTGCTTGTGAATAAAATGATGTAGCAGATGGATATGGGTTACCAGGTAACTCAGCACACATCCAAGCTTCTCTCACAGCATGAAAGTTATCTGGAAGTCTTGCTTCAAAATCTTCAATAAACAATACTTGCTCACTAATAACATAAGTAGTTCTACCCAACTTTCTAAGACACTTGTCTAGATAAGTGGGAAAGAGCAAATCATCTACAGCACCTGTATCAAAGTAACTTTTAAGTTCTTCTTTTACAGTGGCATAGATGGGCTCTGGGGAAATAAAATTGTATTTATAGTAGTATGACATAACTTATTTTTTCCATTCATGATACATGTGTTGGTACTTGTTATCGGTTTTGATATAGTGTGATAGTAATCTTGAGGTGAGTCTAGATGGCTTGAAGTACCATAAATCAGAGTTTCTGAATCTAGCGCTGTCTTTAAACCACATCCACCCAAAGAAGTAACCTTCTGTGTGATAGTTGAAGTTGTAGATCACCTTTCCTTTTTGTTTAGTTTTCTGCCAGTCAATAGGTAAGTTTACAAACTCCTTACCATCTACACCTTTTATTCTTCTTCTCTTCTTTTTGTTTATAGAGAATTCTCCAATACTTCCAACAAGTTTTTCTTTTTCACCTGTCTCTAGTATATAGTGTTTAAATGCATCATTATAGTTGTACAATATATTTCTCCACTCATCAAAAGACAGATTTACCAATGGGTATTTCTTGCAGAAATCATTGTAGTTATCTTTACTTGCACTTCTCCAATCAACAGAGACTCTAGCCATTTACTATTAGTTTGTAGGTTGAGCATTTGATGCTTGACCATCTATACCTTCATTACTCATGTCTGTCTTAATTTGGAAATATGTAGACAAGAGTTTTTGTGATGTTATTGCAAGAACTTGTTGTTGTAGATATCCAGGTAGTGAATACTCTTTATCTAGTGGGTTCTTACATAAATCATCTGTAGAGTAGTTTGTACCACAGTCACAATCTGGATACATTATCTCATTAGGTATATCTTCTTCAAACAGTGCAGCTAACCTTATTGATTTTAGTAGGGGATTACTCACGTATAAGTAACCATTAGATATCCAAAAATAGCTTTCTTTTTTAATTATACGAAGCTTTAGTATGTTTAAATATCTATTTACTGTTATTTCTTTTAACTTCTTACCCTTACCACCCATAGCATTTATAGAATACACACCCTGGATTACGTATTGGTAATTACCCTCAGATATCCTTGGGAGTTTGTATTTTGATCTTGCTACCGTGTGAGGATCAGCATATTCACAGCATTCTGAAATAGGAACCTCCACCATCTCTAAACAAGGAATGGTGGTGAATAGGGTATCGCTAGCCCAAAGCTTCCTTAAATTGGTTTCTCTCTTAATTAGCATCAAGGCATTGTTTCTCACTTCAGAAGCAATAGCTCTGTCTGTGATAAGCGCATCAGTGGATAAGATCTTGTGCGTAGATCGCACATCTGAAACCAATTTTCTTAATGTTGCCATAATTATATTCTTTCTTCAAATTCAGCTACCTTACCAAACTTAGCATCATATACTAAGGCAAGAGCAGCTCGTACACTATGTACAAAGTTGTTATCTTTATGCCACCTATCTGTACCAGACAAGCTAGGCATTTGTTGTATTCTAACCCCTTTTATCTCTTTAGCCATATAGTGATGTTTATCACCTGTATGCACTTCTCTATATTTAGCATTACCAAACATCTGTGAATACTTTGGATGTGTAGCAAATAAAAGTGGTAGTTGATCTATCTTACAGTTCCCATGATGGTAACCAATAAATGTTTTACCAACCACTGTTCCTTTCACTAAACCTTCTTCTCTTATAAAGCTTATATCATCTTCATTTGCAAAGTAGATATCTAGTGCATGTGCTAGATAGAAAGACTTTGTTCTATCATGATTACCTTGCACTAATATCACTTCTACATGATTAGAATTTGCTTTCAACATTTTGATAGTGTCTACAAGCACTGCAAACCCTAGTTCATACTCAGAAGCATAATCTAGTATAGTGTCTTGTGGTGTACCGTTTGTTGTTGAGTTATGGTAGTTGTCTGTATGAAAGAAATCATTTGATATTGGAAATATCACTTTGTTTACATCATAAACAGATCTCACCTTATCCATCAAATTCTGAGCCACTTCAAAGAATCTCTTAACTCTCACTACAGGATTATTGTCACCATCAACATAGCGTTTTGCTAAATGATAATCAGAAAGAGATAACTCAACATCTGTGATGTTTCTATTTTCATTTCTTTCTGGTGAGGGGGTTGGAATGTAATTTGATTTATAGTTCTCTAAGAACTTGCTGAAATCTTCAGCTGTGTAATCTTTTGGTGTTTTCCTCTTTGAAAATACAGAGGAAGTAAACTTTCCGCTTGGAAGTACCTTAGACCAGTAATTTGTAATTATGTATCTGTCTAAGTCTATTTTGTGGAGCTTTGCTAGCTCAAAATGATCTTTAGGTTCATAGTCAAGAGTAATTGTACTCTCTATAGTTCCCTTCTCATTGTTCACCTTCTTTAAAAATTCAAAGGTGTCTGTCCCTGATAAGTCTGATGTTTTTAAGAATTGTTCTCCTTCATCTTTGTCCCTGCTTCTTATTTCTTTAATTAGTTCATCTACTTCATCTTCTGTTATGTTCAGCCTTTCAGCGTAAAACTTTTTACTCTTTTTCCAGCCTAGTAGTCCCTCTAGCTGTCTGAGTAGTTTCTCATTGTACGACATTTAGTTGTGCTTTAGTTAAAAAATATTGTAAAGATATAAAATTTATTTTGGATATAACAAATAAATTTACTAAACAAGGTTATTATTTATAATCAATTTAGTTATAAATAAAAAACTCCTAGGGCTAATAGTAACCCTAGGAGAAGCCTTGCAAAACCAACAAAACAAGACTTTTTATACATTAATATCTAAATACTTGCCAGGAACATCTACTGACATCACTCTAATCACTGTTGTTGTGTTAGGTATCTTATCTGTAGGGTGTCCTAGAAGTAAGCTGTTTCTTGTTACACCTGATTCAAAAGGTGCTGTAAATCCATTCACATCTGAATACAGATAGAATGTTTGAAGGGCTGTGCCTATCTTGGATATTTGTACTGCTCCTGTCATTATGGTGTTATTGGTATATCTACGTAATTAGTACACACGCCTGTATTTTGTATTCTTACAGTAGTTGAACCAAAAGGTCTACCTACTTGAAACCCAAATGGACCAGTGAGCACTATTATTGATGTAGATCCTATTGATGTAGTATACCCATCTGAATCTGTATATATGTCAACAGTGCTTGTATCAACACCTGCTGAGGTTAGTCTTATTGTCATTTGTTGTGCCATAATTTCCTATTTTAAAAACATAAACTTACTGGACTTCCTACTACTCCACTTATAGATACATTTGTACCTACAAAAGGTCCAGTACCCACTCTCATTTTGTAATAGCCATCATCTCCATTAAATTGAGTTGCTCCACTAGAATTTGTATACACTACACTAGATCCTGCACTTGGGACTTCACCACCACCACTTCCAGTCGTGTTAGAGAACCAAACTATTTGATCTGGTGTGCCTAAATTACAACCATCTATAGGATCTGATAAGCTAGTAATAATTCCTTGACTAAGCGCAGAGGTTGTGGTGGTTGTAGTTGTAACTGGTACTAGATTAACTACTGCAGTTCCGCCATTTAACGCACAATCAAGTGGTGTTGCTGTAGTGGTTGTAGTGGTAGTACTGCTACTTGTACTAGTGGTAGTAGTTGTGCTACTGGTACTAGTAGTGGTTGTTGTAGGAGGGTTAACATCACCTTGGAATACAAATGTAGTATTAGCACTTCCCATTGTATATGGGGAGAATAGTGGTGTAATTAACTCATTTACACAAGGTGTACAGTTGTCTTGTGGTTGATATAAAAATCCATCTTGTATTATTTTATTACCAAAGTTAAATGTACCTGTTTTAACATTAGTCATTGTTGCTGTTACAACTTGACCAGCAGTAAGGTTCAATGTTCCTGACTGATAATCATTACCAACACTTATTGTTTGATTTACCACTTCAACAGAATCAACTTCTATTACAAGATTAACAGTTCCTATATCTGAAGGAGTGTTTGTAATAAGCTCATAACCAAACTTATAAGGTGGAGCTGCAGTGGTAGTTGTGGTGGTTGTACTACTAGTACTAGTTGTTGTAGTTGTTGAACTAGTAGATGTTGTTGTAGTGGTTGGACAATTAGTTGGTATGTCAATACAATTTTCACATGTACCAACAGAACACACTCTTATAATAGTTGCTCCCATAGGAAGTTCTACAATATACCCAGCAATTAAACTTGCAGCAGGAACTTGTGTTTCAAATGGAGCGGTATATCCATTTGCATCTGAATATAGATCAAAAGGTCCAGCGGAACCTTCAGGTGGTATTGTTATGTTTATTTGTATCAACATATCTTAAGGTGTTGTTGTGGTGGTGGTTGTTGTGTTTTCTAACACTATATCTACATAGTTAACACATTTTTCTGTAGCTTGAACTCTTACAGTGTTGGTGTAGTCTGGCACTAATGCAGAGCTATATCCAGCTGTTAAAGAAGCTACAGGTACATCTGTTTCAAATGCAGTGGTGAAACCATCGATGTCTGAATATAAATCAAACATCGTGGCATCAGTTCCTGCAGTAGTTAATGTTAGTAGTACTGTCATTATTATGGGCAACAATTATTGTTAATAGTTGTTATTTGTGAATTTATGTTATTTATCTGTTCTGTTATTGCAGAAATTGCAGATGTGTTAGTTGCAACTTGATTCTTTAATTCAACAAGAACAGCATCTATTTTTGATAATGCTACATTAATTGTGTCGCAAGCTTCTACACCAGATCCTGGAAGTGTAGGACCGTCATACACAACTGTGCTTGATAGGGGTCCATTAGTTCCACAAGAATTGGTAGAGCAGCTACCACAAGTGCATGTACTACTACATCCACAAGTAGTATTTACAACTACATTATTGCAACAAGGGTTTACAGGTAGGTATGCCATTTTATTTTGTTTTAAGGTATGTAAATTATATAATATACTCCACGTCCAGGTTGATAGTTACTATGTGATTGTCCACCACCTGTAGAAGCAAGAGTAACAGTATGTGTATGTGCAGGAAGGGGATTTGCAGTAAACGGTCTTTGTCTAAAGCTATTGTTTCCACCATCAAATCCTCCACCACCTGGTATACCAGTACCAATGTAAGGTCCTGCTGCCCATCCTGTAGGGGTTAGTGTTGGGGTCGATGCACCAACAGTAGCAGGGTGTGTATGTGCAGGAATTTGTCCTTGAGTCAAAACTATACCATTACTACCTATTGCAGTTGTTATTGTATAAGTTGGGTTTGTTGCAGATGGTGCAACAGCTGTGTCCATTTGTCCACCACCCATGCTTCCATCATTAGTTCCAATAAGTGCTCTACCTCTTAAATCAGGAGTTCCATTTTCACCATTACACAAGTAGATGCGGTCCCAGTTACCAATACCTGCTCCAGAAGCATTAAAGTTAGCTAAAAATGCAGCACCACCAACAGCAGCAACAATAGAATAAGGAACCATTCTTTGATTGATAAGCTGTTGAGTAGGACTACCATCTAGATAGTTTTGAATGTACGTATTAATATCTGAAATCTTTACGTATGTAGCATCTACATATACTATGAAGTTTGTAAGCTGTTGAGCTACAGCACACACTTTGTATATTACAGATTGTAATACATCTATTGTATTTGTATTATCAGTCACTGTAAGACAATCTACATCATAAGCTACGGTTGGATTAGCTGAAGGAATATTAGCCACTGTATCTTCCAGAGCACACAATGATTTTAGAAGAGCTGTAAGCCAGTTATTTAATGATATAGGGTCACAGTCTGGTAAATGTTTATCCACTGTAGGACATACATCAGATGGCTTAATTACAGGAAATATACCTGTTCCATCTAATGTAGAACTTAAGAAGCCTATAATAGACTGTTCTACATACGAGAGTGAATCTCCATTCTTTATTCCTAAGACAGGGACATCTACCCCTGTATATTTAACGCACTTATCTGAGGTGATCTCAGTACATCCGTTGTAGCAATTTGAGCAATTATTTGACATGGTATTTTATATTTTAACAAGGGTTATCTAATGTATCGGTTAATCCTGCTTGCCAGTATGTCTTACCTTTACAGGATTTATTTCTTTGGTTACTTCCTCCAGCTTCTGTTATGTATTCCATTGTGCTAGTTTTTACAAATTTAAGTAAATCTACATCAGGATTCCAATGTTCGATTCCCAACTCATTAGCAATATGATCTATTCTACAAACAAAAAACACTGAACTACAACCATCTGGTGGACCTATAAAACCACAGCAAGGTTCTGCAACTGTACAGTTACCAGCAAAAAGTAATCCAATTAATTTTACAGTTCCATTAATTTCTGCATATACAGCAGATCCTGAATCACCTTGAAGTCCTGGATTAAGACATCCAGCTTGCTGTGATGTAGGTGTATCATCATCTGGTCTTATCACTGCTATAATATCTTCATATACATAAACACCTGATAAAGAACCTACAGGTAATGTTATACCTGTTTGATTAACTCTTAAGTTTCCACAAATAGTTTCACCTCTAGCTCCAGAAGTTCTTCCTGATGACCATATTTTTGGATTAGTGGCAAATAAGTTATCTAA